TTTCTGCATGTCTTTGCGTTCACTATACCAACGCTTGAGCAAGCCCGGGATCACAGCTTCTTTCTCATATGTGAAGATGGTGCCATTGGCACTCAGTATCCAAGGTTGATTGGAGTCAAAGATCATCTGCCATATCTCGGCACCTGAATGCACAGTCTCTGCACCATCCTGCCAATCTATAGTGATCTCTGTGCCGCGTTGTTGTTCCATTACAGCGGTGTATTCCAGGCTGGCGAACAATCCTTCCCAGGCAGCAGCAAAGCTGTCTCCCTTGGCCATCTTGTCCTTGATCAACCTATCGGTCATTATGGGACGCAGTTGACCGACAATGGTTTCTGGCCCCATGTTAAGGGCCCTAATAGCCGAGGGATAGAGCGAGTTGATGTCGATGGAACCGATCCATTCGTGGATGCCTTTTTTGGGATAAGCAACATAGGCACCTGCAGCTTGCGTGTCTTCATCTGAGAGTCTTTCTTTACGGTTGGGAACTACCATACCACGCTCATGAGCTTCCACTATAATGGCTTGCTCGGTCACTGCTACTGCACCCATTGTGGTTTGCAGCAGCACGGTATTTTCATGCGCCAGGGTGTTGGCTAGACTTAAGAAACGCAGTTTCTTATCCAGCTTGCCTATTAACATTGTGTCCTGGCGATTATAATCAATAAAGGTCTTGAAGTTCTGATTGTAAAGTTGATCCAAGGTGCCTTCAAAGGCAGTCTTGCGTCCAATCTCTTCGTATTCGCCAATAGCATCTAGTGCATAGCTGTGTCGTTCTTCGTAAGTGTATTTGCGATACAGTTGCATATAGTCCATATGCACACGACCTACCAAGTCAAAGGTCTCGTTCTCTGCACCAAAGCGTTCAAACATGCGCTGCTTGGGAAACTGATTCCACAGACACATGCGCCGGGTGTCGTCTTTAGATAATACTCTGCTGATACGATTCACTGTGTAAGGTATGTCGTATCCTTCCGAATTCCATCCAGTGAGGATATCTGCATCCTGAATCAAGTCCAAGAATGATTTCAACATGTCTGCTTCTTTTTCAAACATAAAGCAGTTGGTGAATTCACTAGCGATATCCTGCGCGGTCTCCATGCTCATGTGCCGAGGTGGCACAGCCAGCGTGACAATTTGGTCCAACCAATCCATGTATACAGATATGGCTGTGACTGGGTTGAATGGATCGCTGACAGGAGAGAATCCGCGTTCAGGATCAAAGTCCACTTCAATGTCAAAAAATGCTGTGTGCAGTTTTGGACCATCTATGCCCTTGTAGTTTTCCTCTAGGCAGCGGAAGATAGGATTTATATCACTTTCATAGATCTTCTTACTAGAATGCATCCGCACTTCTTTGCGGAACTCTTTATTGTTCTTTGAAGAAAATCTTGCTACAGGTGTGCCGTAGATCGATTGGAACTTGCCTCGGGGGTCGTCGTAGTAGAACACATAGTTGGCTGGATATTCGCGATAGACTCTCTCACCATCCTTGCGTTCGACTACATGGATTCGATCGTGTGCTCGATCATAAAGTGCGTCAACATATGACATAAAATTTTTCTTTCTTCCCGTTTATGGCCGGTATACCGTAGTTCATGTTCGTAAAGTGAACGACTCTTAACTGCTTTGCAATAGCAATTTTATCAACCCTGCGCTGTCAATAATACTTAGTATGAGATAGTTGCCTAGGATACCAAAGCTACCACGAGTATATGCACACCAGGCCATGATCAAGCATCCTGTGATGAAAGCCACATACAACGGAACGAATGGCAAGTGAGGAACCGTGATCGCGTAGGTAAGGCTACATCCCAGTGATATTGCCCATCCTACCAGTTCCAAACAGAAGCGCAGAGGATATGCGTGAAAATCTTTTCTCACATAATCCGCTGCGCCTGTACGCCATTCGGCGAAACTCTGTGTCAAAGAGTCTTGCCCACAGTTTCCAAGATGGTTTCTAGTTGTTCGTGATCTTGTTTGGCCTTACCAAATTCAGCCTTGTGTGCCAGTTTGATAGCTTTCTTCAGCACAGCAGGTTTGATCTCCAGTTCTTCAGCAATGGCCTTGATAGTATCATTGAGTCCGGCACTGAGTGTGTCCACTTCGTGCATGACTTGCATGCCTTCGTTGATGATCTGTGTGAGTTTGATCTTTTGATCGCCGTTAAAAGTTTTCATTGTGTTCTCCAGTAAAAATACATTATAGTTGGTCTAACTGATAAGTTCAAGTGTTTTGGCAAATTGTTGCCTTATGCGTGTTTCGTACCATGAATAGATTCCGCGCATGACTTCGACATTGCGTTCAAATCTCGGCTGGCATCTCTTCCAGGATTGTTTAGCATACTCTGTGTCGATCAGCAGTCTGCGGTTGGTTTCTATAGCAGTCACAATCCTGTCAAAGGGATTCTGGATAATATCATATCCATGATCAATCACGTCGTCGAACACATCTAGCCCGATACTTCTAAGATGTTCTATGGCTCCGCACCCTGCGAGTATGATAGGAAAATTACAACCATAGAACACATGTTCTGTTTTTTCTGTCAACATGAATGAAGGTGATGCAAACACAGTTTCATTAACTATTTCTACAAAACTGTTACGATACATATTTCTCAATCGAAGATCAAAATTTCTGGCATTATTTGTATGGCCGTGGTTGTAAATTTCGTAATCATCAGTTGAGACTGTGGAATCAGATTTCAACCGATCAAATCCTCGGAGGATGCAGGTTCTTATCGCATCGTGATCGAGTCCAAATTCCCATCCGACTGTGTCTAAAAATACCTCTGGCATGCCATTGGGGTTTTTTAGATATGTAATAATTCCTGTGTTATCGTATCCTTGCCCAAACAGATAACTCAATGTGACCAATCTGTGTGTTCTTACATTCCTATTGAGGCTGATATATGTTTGTTGGCTAAGAAAGTTTTTATCCAAAACTGGTTGTAGTGTGCTGTATTCGGTGCGTTGATTCAACCAATCTCCGCCCTGGGGGATGATATGTAAATTAGGTTCATTGAGTTCCAGATGTAGATTTTCCATACTGGTAAAAAGAACTATTTGTGCATTGGCATGTCGACGAGCAAATCCTTGTATACTAATGCTTCCTACTTGTTGCTGGTCTTGCCACCAGTTGAATTCTTGCCAGGATTCTAAATTATCCTTGACTCCGATGAATATCTGAGATGATTTACATGTGGTACTTTGAAAAAATCGATCCATAGTTGTAGGAGGGCAACTCCACATATAATAACTTTCATTGTCTCCTACTAGTTCTCTAAATAATGGCAGACTAAAATCATCGTAAACGGGTTGGCTTATTATGTACATATCGTTGATCCTTGGACTCGAATTGAATACCAATCTTGCCTAAGCCACAGTGCCTGATCTAGTATCGGAGTGATCATCATTTGATCGCATATTGCTAGATATTCTAGTATAAAACTTGTTTCACTGTCTAGAATCTGTGTTAGACTTATAGATTTCATATCGTATTGTTTTTTACATCTTTCAAATTGAGCTTGTTCATCGCTTCGTACTTGGAATTTTAACTTTTCTTGTTGGTCCTGCACCCAGGATCCCCAATGGCCAAGATCAAGATCCACATAATAAAACTCACAATTATCTATTGTAACAAATTGAGATTCAAATTCACATGGATGCACTGGTAATACTATTCTAGAATATTGTAGCCCGCAAAAAAGATTGAGTAATCTATATTGAGTATTGTCAAGAAAATCAGCATATGCTCGATGAAACTGTTGCCAGTCGTTGAATTTTTCTTTGACTTGACCGAACTGATAGTTGGCCAATCGATCAAATGATTCCGGCAATGGTGTTCCGTGGTCTAGGTGATCGTATAAACAATCTTGCCTAATCAATGGCATTGTTTCCGGAGTTAGTGAAAACAATCTAGCTATAAAATTTCCTGCATGCCCGGGCATATATAGGATAATTACTGTTTTCATCTTCTACTTATAAGTCTAAGAGATGCAGTGCTTTTTTAGTTTGTAGTCTGATCCATTGATTTAAAAATTTCAATTGGTGATAATTAGGAACATCACCGATATTTTTATTTTGAATAAAATTCTTGAGATTTATGATCTTGTTGGGCATATAATGTTGAATAATTTTGTTAACCTTAGGATCAACAGGAACACCATCAAGCACGCCGGAGTTTTTGATTATCTGTCTGATGTACACTTGATTGTTGTCCGGTGCATTACTGCTATTCCTAGTTTGATCAGTAAACCACCAGGCCCTTTTGTCCCAGGCCATTCTAAGTTGTAGATGAAGATCAGTATACAACAAAATTTTGTATGTTCCATCAGGTATTGATTGATTATAATCACCCCAGAATGGATTACAAACTAGAAATAGATTTGGTCCCGGAGTTTTTTTCAACTGATGATTATCGGGCCACAGTTCTCGAGTTTTCCAAGTGCCGGGATCAGTGGCTAGATCAACAGGAAATTGATAGTGTATCAAGTCCCACGTTTCTTCTATGCTATGTTGAAACTGCCCAGTCAGCAGTAGATAGTAATACAGAGCAAACCCACCTGATCCTCCTTGGTACAGGATGGTGACATCACCGGTCATTTTGTGTTTAGCGGCTGTTCGCAATCTGTGCCATTAGTGCTTGGCGAGCAGCACGACTTTCGTCAATCTTTTTAGCGTCATTGTCAAACTGTTTCTTAGTAGCTTTGACTATGCCGCCAAATCGTTTGTCACCACGTTTGACATCACCGGCTTGGTCAGCTTGTTTAGCATCCTTGGCAGCAGCAGTTTTGTATTGTGCCAGTTTACCGGTACTGAGTTCATTGAGTTGGCCTTCCGCCACACCTTGAGATTCCCACTGGGTACTTGATTTTCTAATAAAGGAATCTGGTTGTTCTCCCGGAAGTGGTTTTAATGCTGGAAGTGGTCTTTGTGCCGGAACATCATTTTGTGTCTGTGGTGCTGTATTGGATAATTGTGCTGCTGCTTTTGTTTGAGCAATCGCCATCCATGTCTGTTGCTGTCTTCTATCCATTGGCTGACCTCGTTCTGCAACCATCTGAGCGTAAATTTCTTTAGCAAGTGCAGTTATATCTTGATTCCGTTTTATGCGAGGATCATCTCGACGCATATTCAAAAGATCATCTGTTGTGTCTTCCGCCACACCTTGCTGTTCTTTAGGATAACTATATCCGTCAATTTCGTAGAAGTTGTCTAGTGCTTCAATTTTGGCCACAGCCCTTTGTAATTTTTGCTCTGAGCTAGTCCAGTATTCTCGAGTGGTCACTCGGCCTTCACGACCGGCAAATACTTTATAACGCACACCAAACGGTTTCCTACTATCGTATTCACCTTCAGACATGTTTTGCTCGCCACCACCTGTTATTGCCTGCAACAAAGCCCGGGCCACAACACGATCTTTTTCCTGCTCATCGTCGGGCAACTGACTGTAATCAATGTTCATCAACTTTGCTCGTTGTTGGAGTTTTGCTTCTAGTTTGCCAGCGGCTTTTAATTTTTCTGTATCATCGAATCTATTGGGATTTTTTACAAATGCCTTGGCAGTGACATTCCAGCCTTTGTGTATAGCATCAGCAATTTCGTTAATGTCTGTGACACCTTTGTCAATCATGTGTTTGGCATAAGCAGCTGATTTTAAGTTTGCTTGCCATCCAAATGTATTGCCGGGGCTACTACGACCATAGCCATATGCTTTATCCAATGCTTCATCGCTGATGGTTGCCAGTTGCCGTACGCTTAACTGTTGATCGGAACCTTCTGCCATGCCCGGATTGGCACTTTCACCGCCGCCATCACCACCACCTTCACCAGATTCTCCACTGCCATAGTAGCCAAAGCCCGGGAAGAAATATCGGCCCAAAGATCTCAAAGTTTTTTTGTTTTTCTTTTTTCGGCCTTCCTTCATACCACCGTATTCTTGATTGGCATCAACTGGAGCAGCCTTGGGACCGCCAAGAGCATCGTATTCAGCCTTGGCATCAATGCCCTTGGCTTTTAATGCAGCAGCCATCCGTGCTAGTTCTGCAGGCACAGTGGCCAACTTGGCTGCATGTGCAGGATCACGACTCACTGCGGTATTCCCACCTCCACTGGTCATGGCCTGATAACCGTCGTGTTGTGCTCTCAGTCGGTTATATGCCAATTGCTCGGGTGATGCCATTGGGGCTTCTTCTTTAACAGCCGGCAGAGCAGTTTGGTTGGATCGCTTGGCACGAATCTGGTCGGCCATGGCATCCATTTCTCTTTCTTCATCGCTCTGGGGACTCATACTACCACGGTTTTGCATGCCAAGACTCTTGCCTTGATAATTCACTCGCAAGGTGGTGAAATACAAACCTTTGGATTCTAGCATTTTTTTCATGTAATCCAAGGCCTGATTCATCTGTGATCCCATACTACCTTGGAACTGTCCAGTGAGATCAACTTCCTTGTCCATTGGCTCACCACCAGTGGACATTGGCTCTATCCTTACTGATACAATCAGCCGACTAGGATCTGCTGCTTCGAACACAGGTTGGGTAAAAAGTTGGTCAATGATCATATCATGCTTCTTCTAAATAATCGTCACTAGGGTCTTGTGGTAGACCTCTGCGATGTGCGCGGAACATCTCCACAGCCATCTCGGCTTCATCTAATGTGCGGAATCTACTGGGTAACACACGACCACCGAGTCGTATCTCAAAGCCCTGATCATCATTGCCATAACACTCCAAGCAGGAGCCATCTTCTAATTGGATGATCTTTACAGGCTCGTGATATTCACTTACCGGAGTCATCATAGCAGTGCCTGACAGCATGGGTTCTTCGGTTTCACTGTATTCGTCTTGATTGCCAGCCTTGGCTGGATTTCGATCCTGCACCTGCTGAGCAGCTTGCCGCACTAGGCGTTTTTTCTTATCGTCAATCTCGTCATCTTTTTTGGCTTCAAGATAGTCTAGATATTGACCAAGATCTTGTTTCACACGGCTCAGCATGTCTTCGTCAATCTCACTCATGTGTCGTGCTAGTGCAACAGGTTCTTTGCTGT